GTTGGATTTTTTGGACAAAGAAAGAGCCAGATATTTAAATGCCATTGCAAATACAGAGCTGAAGGACGATGAAGTGCGTCAGATCTTTCTGGAAGAGATTGCAGAGTCTATAGATGTATCGAACAAGACATATACACTGATACTGATCGCCAGTGGAATCTATGATATTCCAAAGATTGCCACAGACGGAACGGATCTGGATGAAAGTGAAGAGATTTACCGATATATGATCGGCTGTTTGTGTCCAGTAGGATTATCGGCAGCAGGATTATCCTATGCACCGGATCTGGCAGACATTCAGGAACGGACAAGGGACTGGACGGTAAGCATGCCAACGCAGGGATTTTTATATCCGGCATTTACAGACCGCCATAGTGATCCGGATCACGTCTGGTACTACAGCAAACGCCCGAACGATCCGGACAAAGGACTGATCACACAGACCTTATGGTGTAAACTACCGTCTACTCCGGAAGAACAGAAAATAGCATTCAGGGAAAGCCTAAATGTAGTGAATGGAAAAGTGAGCCTGGAACAGGCGAAAGATCTGTATCATTCGCTTGGCAGAATTAAGGACATTAAATCGGATTCGGAAGATAGAAGACTGAAAGCGAGTGAGATTGAGAATATCTTAAAGAATATCGGGATTGATCCGGAGGCGGCAGCAGTAAGTGCCAAAAGTTGCAATAGTGCCGAGATTGACTCGGAGAACACGATAAACACGAAGCAATTCGAAATCGGGCTTCCGGATGCACATGTGACCGTAAACGCTGAACGGACAGATCTGGTATCAACCAGAGTGATTGATGGTGAAGAATACATCCTGATCAAAGCAGACGGCGGTATCTGTGCAAATGGAATCATTTTAGAGAACCGGGAGAGGGAGAAAGATGAAGAGGAAGATGACTAAACCCGGCAATATGCGGGCGTTCATATACTCGGTAAGCAAGAAAATGCGCAAGGTAAGACTGAAAGGAACAAAAAAATGAAAGTTGGAGACAAAGTACAGTTAAGGCGCAGGATCTCCCAGAAGGGAGGTAAAACCAGACTCGCTACGGAAAAAGTCACGATTCTTGGAATCTATCCGCACCATGTGCAGGTCAGAAACCAGAAAGGGATTGTGAGGAGCTATATAAACTGGGAGTGGCAGCAGTTGACCAGTAAAGAAGGAATGGAAGGCGTGGAATCATGGCGCAGGAAGGGGTAACAATGGATAGATTGACAGAATGGATTGGCGAAGGAGAAGACCGACACGCTATACCAAGAATGGATTTGAGAAAAAACGGACACCAGGCGTGCTGTAATAAGCTGGCAGAATATGAGGATTTAGAAGAGACTGGAATGATCTCGAAATGGATTCCGGTGAAATGGCATGTGATATTGGATGCCGAACGGGAAGAGGAAGGAATCCCGGATGATATAGTCTATTATCTGGACTGCCCGATGCCGGAAGATGGTGAAGAAATAATAGTAACAGACGGAAAAAGGGTATGGACCGATGAGAACAGCATAGATATTGTAGGGCATTACTTGGAAAGTGGAAATGATTGGAAAGATATAAAAGCATGGATGCCACTTCCAAAACCATACAAGAAAGGCGGCAACAATGACTGAAAAAGAAGTATGCCTGATGTGTGAAAACTATTCAGAAGATACGAAATGTGATCAGAAAGATAGCTGCAAACTCATGGCAGTATTAAAAGAAAACCGGGCACTAAAGAAAAAAATAAGCAAGCTGAAACACCAATTGGATGAATCGGAGCTGAAAAGATCATACATGGTAAATCCAAGTGCAATTGGATACCGTAATGATATGGGGTGGTAAAGCAAATGGGACGGAGTATTTATTTCACAGATTTGGAGATTGAAAAGCTGATTGATTATGTATCTAATTCAGTTGAACTGTTGGGAGAAGCAGAAGATACATGGGAGCGGACTGCCGAGGATATGGAAAATGGACTTGGATCGGCAATAAGAAAATTATATAAAGGCAGAAGAGGCGAAAAGATTTATGCAAAATACAAGACGAAAAGAGGGAAAAGCAAGAGATAAAATTTCCGAAATTTTTATTTTTCAATTTCCAAAAGAAGAGGAGGTGTAAGTATGAGTAGAAACAGATCATTAGAAGAGATACAAGAAGACATTAGAACGCTGACAAGAGTACCATCGGAATTCATTCATGCAAAACTGGATGAGCTGGCAGAAGAGATTGGAGAGTTAGCGAAACCAAAGTGGATTCCATGCAGTGAACGGATACCTGAAGAGCCAAAAGAAAATCTGGTGTTTGATGGAAAATGTCTTGAAGTGTATTTGGTAACGACAAAATACGGAAGTAGCGACCAAGACAAAGTATATCCATTTAGGGCTTTTTGGAATGGAATTAATTTCACGGATGGATGGGGAATTTTGGATGTAATAGCATGGATGCCGTTGCCGGAACCGTATAAGGAGGCTGAAGATGAATAATCAACAAGCAATAGATAGATTAGTGAAACATCTTGAATGGGGCTGGACTGAGGAAACAGTAGCTGCTATTGAAATGGGGATACATGCGCTGAAAGAAACTCAGTGGATTCCAATAAGCGAGAGATTGCCGGAAGATGAAAGCTACATACTGGTATCATTTAAAAACTCCACAATGCCAGATATCGCAAGGTACGAAGAAAATGGCGGGGGTGGTACATTCTATCCGGGAGATGATGAAAAACCATATTCAAGTTACGGAATATTTGTAAATGCATGGATGCCGTTGCCGAAGCTGTATAGAGAGGAAGAGTGGTTATGAGATTAATTGATGCGGACAAACTGGTACTTCACTTGAATGATTATGCTTTGCAAGAAGCTCCGTTCGGACGCAATGACGGTAAAAATCAGAAAGAAATCTACGAGACAATAAAAGAGTGCATGAAAGCGGTAGAAGAACAGCCGACAGCGTTTGACGTGGAGAATGTTGTCTCTAACTTAGAGCAGCTAAAGCTTGATGGAGCTTGTGAGGACTGCGGATATTGCGAATGTCTCAATGAGTGCTGGGATGGAGATATGAGTGAAGAACACGCTATAGATATGGCGATTGAAATTGTGAAGCGAGGTGGACTGGATGAAAGTTAAGATCGAAGACTTCTTACTGGCAATGGGAGATTATTGCAGAGAGCATAGTCCTGAAGAGTGTGCTTCTTGCAAAATGAGTGTAGATCATGAAGATCCGGGCGATGGTACAGTTTTTTATGGATGCGCTATGTTTGGATGCGAGTATCCAAAATATGCCAAGATGGTGAAAAAAGAAATTTTGAAGTACATGAAAGAAAGGAAGAAGGAGAAATGAATAGAGAGATTCTTTTTAGAGCGAAGAAAGTAGACGGTGGAGAATGGGTTGAGGGATATGTGGTTCAAAGATATGGTGCATGGTTCATATATGACATTAAAAATGCAGATACGTGCAGACAGAATGGCTATCTCGTTGATTCGGATACGATCTGTCAATACACCGGACTTACAGACAAGAAGGGAAGGAAGATATGGGAGAACGACATTATTAAATACCATTATGGTGATTATTATGCTCCTGTAAAATTTGGTGAATATCAGAGTTGCTTTGACAGTACAACGACTTGCCATGTCGGATTTTATGTAGACTGGGACGAGAAAAGAGATTTTAGAAAAGATCTGGGGTACTGGATAAAAATGGTTGATGCTGAAGTAGTAGGAAATATCCATGACAAGTCAGAACAACAGAAAGATCAAAGAAGCACTATTATTTGCCGCGATTTCATGAAGAAAGGCAGAGAATAATGAGTAACAGATGGATTCCAACAACAGAAAGACTCCCAGATC